CGAGCCTACGTTGTGGCTACAGGGACGCTTCTTTACAAGGGACCGAACACTTCCCCTGGTCCTACCTGGTCTATGTGGGAGCAGGGGGGTACCCCTGATTATGTTCGTTCATATTCAGTGGACGGGGTTGCTTCCAACAATGACGGTTCGTATCGAGAGTCCAAGGTCGGTGAAGCAGTAGGGATCGTGTCCACTAATGACCGGGGCACGTTGCATGAGATGTTCACAAACGGTGATGGTGGGTCAGGTGGTACGGGTCCACCAGCGTCAGCGTTGACTCTCGCTAATTCCAACTCGTTGTGGATTGGGCGTACCGAAGCTGCTGATACTTATTACAAGGGAGAGATTTGGGCTTGGTCTGTGCATCGTTCATTGTTGAATAACACTGATGCTGATGCTGTCTCCGTTGAATTGCAGGCCGTACCACCCGTCAATGCCACTACTACCCCTTCCGTCATTGTAACCACCACTGCCCTAGGTACGGTCACTGTGCTTTCAGATCTTGCTGTGAGCCCCTCTGTAATCGTTACCACTGTGGCTTTGGGTACGGCTTTGCCGGTTATTGTGGTCACTCCCTCAGTTATCGCTACCACTGTTGCTATGGGGACCACCACGATCCTTTCTGATGTCTCCGCATCCCCCTCAGTGATTGTTACCACCACTGCTGTTGGAACCGTTACCGCTTCTTTAATCACCAACGTTTCTCCCTCAGTCATAGCCACAACCACCACCATGGAGACAGTCACTGCCTTTGCTGACCTGATCCTCACTCCCACAGCCATTGTTACCACTGTGGCCTTTGGTACTGTTACTGCTGGTGAGTTCGTTAACGTTACTCCTTCAGTCATAGCCACAACCACAGTTCTTGGCACGGTGACGACCCTACTCACCACCACCATCTCTCCCACTGTTATTATCACCACGACGGCCCTCGGTACAGTCACTTCCTTCGCTGATATCACTATCACCCCATCGGTCATTGCCACCACCATTGGCATGGAGTTTCACACTGCCTCAAACTACATTCCCATCTATTCAGATTGGGATGTAGAATCGCATTACTTCCTTGATTTCGACGTCGAACAGGAAGGCGGCTAATGGCCAACATCTTCCATAGGACAGACATCGGGGTCATCATTCGCTTCACCGTCAAGGACGACGGTGTGGTGGTGGACATCTCGGGTGCCACTGCTGTTCACTTCTTTCTGATGGACCCAGCCGGCAATGTGGAGAACTTGGGTGGTGGCTTGTCGGGTTCAGGCACTGACGGCAAGATCCAGATCGCTATCACCTCTGGCACCCTGGATGAGATCGGGATCTGGACTGTTCAGGCCCGGGTCACGCAAGGCAACTCGCCCATTGTCTGGACCGAGAAGATCGAGTTCAAGGTACAGGACATTCTAGAATGACTGATATGAACGGCCTTGAATCGCGCCACAATCAGGAAGCCTTCTGCCCCCCAGGGTGCCAACGAGCCTGCCATGAGCTAGTTCAAGAGATCAAAGCTGCCTTGTTGGGCAATGGCCTGGGTGCCAATAAAGGAATGATCGCCCGGCTGCAAGCAGTGGAGCGCAGGACATGGTGGGCTCTGTTCATCGTGACTACAGCAGGTGGCATCGTGTCGTGGAAGGAGTTTCTCGCATGAAGTTCATCAACCCCGTACCCGGTCTACCCAATGGCTATCCTCGTCCCTATTGGGACTACTTCAATGCCGAGGGTCGCAAGTACTATAACCCCGACTACAAGAAGCCCGGTGATCGAGTAGGACACAAGGGTGTGGATCTGCGTGCCACCTATGGCACTCCCATCGTGGCCTCTATTACCTCGACCGTTCACTTCGCTGGCTACCTCAATGAGTTGGCCGGCTACGGCGTGGAGCTCATCTGGAAGGAGCCAGACAAGCGGATCTGGTGGGGCTTGCGCCAGATGCACATGCCATTCAGTGGGGTCCGGGTCCACACAGGCCAAGAGGTGGTGCAGGGAGAGCTCATAGGGGACATCGGGGATAGCGGTAATGCCAACTACCCCCACACCCACTTCGAGATCCGTCGCATGACCCGGTACTCACCCAACAAGAAGCTCGTGGGCCAAGGCACAGTGCACGACCCCCTCAAGCTGGGCATCTTAGGCAACGACCAGCAGTGGGTAGAGGTCACCAACACTCGGCCAGTGCTTCGCAAGCAGTACCCACCCTACGTCGAGGATCTTCATGTGCAGGACCTGCAGCATTACCTCAACCAGGGTGACTTCATCTCGCTGGAGCCCGGTGTTAACTTCAACCCCGGGCTCCTCGAGTGGGACGGCAAGTTCGGGCCGTCCACTGAGGAGGGAGTGAAACTGTTTCAGGAGGTAACAGGTCTATACATTGACGGTATCGTTGGTAAGGATACCTGGACGGCATTGCCTAGCTAGGAGACCCGATGACCCTGACTATCAATTGGAAGAACCTCGTCTGGCGAGCAGCTCATACATTCTGGCAGTCATTCGCTGTGGTGTTCGTGATGCCGGCTGACTTTGCTGACTTCTCAGCATGGGAGTCCACTATCGTGGCTGCTGTTGCTGCTGGTGTGTCGGCGGTCAAGACCTTCATCGCCGGTCAGCTAGCAAACTCGTAGACCCAGCTCTCGTTTGAGCAGGTGAACAGCGAGTAGCTGTTCCAGATCTGCATCCAATACCAGTTGGTACAACTCTCCCAGGCTATACTCGCTGGGTTCAGGGTCGTCACAGATAGTCACAGTGTCTCCCAGGATCGGGGAGTACAGCACTACCCTCTTGCCGGCCCTGAGCCTGGCCTTTACCACTTTGTGGGTTGCCCCTTGGGAGATCCCCTTTATTCCTTTCGGTGGTTCCTTCATCTTGTATCGCTTGAGCAATATGGCTAGTTCAGCACTCATGTCTCTCCCTTTCGGAGAGCTCTATAGGCCCCCCACATCGCCATCGCTGACACAGTGTCAGGCATTCGGGCAGTATCAGATACATAAGAGCCCTCCGAAATACACCCACACTGTCCACACCACAACAGCCTGGATGAGGATGACTCCCAACCAGAACAGGATGTTCTCAATTCGCCGTGATGGTCTTCCGTTGACATATCTGAGGGCCCTATCTGAGTCTTCATTCATTAACACTTCCCTGTAGCGCATCCCACAACTTGGCTGCCCTTTTGGGTCCTATGCCTGGGATTTCAGTCAGTTCGGCAACCCCATCCACGTTCCATGCGAACGGTGCTCCATCGAAATGGTCAATGATGTCATCAGCTAGTCCCGGCCCTACCCCATCGAATCCCTGCATGAGCCATGACAGCCATGCTCTGGAGTCTCGGGTGCCCCACTTGTCTTTGCTGGGGCCTGGCCTACCACTCAAGGCTCCATGCTTGAGCTTCATCGACCAACGATGCAGTGATTCTACTGCCTCGATGGTCTCGTGTGTGTCTTGTACCCGGATCACAGGTACCTGATGCTCCAGGTATGCGGTCCAGATCAAGCCAAAGAGCTGGCTTTTCGATAGCCGACCCCGGTCCATGATCTGACCCTCACTGGTCCAAGTGCCAAACCCCTCGAGTATCACCACGGCACTGCCCGTTAACTGTGAGATCTGTCCTATCTCTTTGGTCAGCCTGCCGTCGTGTATTGAGGACAGGAAGTCACCCGGGAATTGCTTGCGCTGGATCCCCCACTGCAGACCCTGTGCCATCCACCAAATGTCTACCCCGTACCGCTCGGGGACGGAAGAGGACTTGCCTAGTGTCTGGATCAGAGGAGGCTCAGTCGGTGAGATCAGCATGATCTTTGCCTACGCCAATGTCCCTGGACTGGTTCGGAGCAGATGAGGCAACGCCAATTCCAGTAGAGCGGTCCAGGCCGTGCCCAATGGCGGTGTAAGTTGGAGTCGGGCTTCCTCCTCACCGGCTTAGGGCAGCCAGCAGCTTGGCAACGTCGGCTGCTGATTCCACTGTGATCTGGAGCTTGTCGCCCACCATCACGATCTGTGTATCCACGAAGTTGAGTCGTGTCAGTTGGGTCCTGATGTTGTTCACATGGGCTTCATTCTGTGCTCTATCCCTCGGCATCGATCTCTCCCATCTCTTGTAGTTGTTCGGTGGCCTGTTCTTTAGCGTCGTCAGTCCCCCATTCAACCAGGTGATGCAGCCACAAGACACTGGTCAATGGCCCTGTTTCTGTCACGATCAGGCTTAACCAGGTGATGAGATGGGCCAGCGGTATCACTCGTCCCATAGCAATGTTCTCTTGCATGGTGTCGCACTCAGGTGCCCCACCAGGGTGGCCGTCGTACCCGTTGTTGTGCCATGGGCACTGGATCACCTGTGCTTTTACCTGCACCGTCCCCGGAGGGGGAGCCTTGAGGAATTTGTTGCTGTTAGATGACATTGAGCTCAATCCTTCCGTAGATGGCGATTCCCTTGCCGGCCTCGACCAGGTTGACACTCTGTTCGTTTGTTACCACCTCTGATAGATCGACCCCGAAGATCCTAATGCGTGACCAGGTGAACCCATCGGTGGATTGATCTAGGTAGCCGGTGTAGTACAGGCCACCTAGCTCGAACTCTAGCTTGGTGAGTGGGATCCGGTAGATATCATCGAGCACTGCGTACCCACAGATGGTGCGCTCGGGCACCTTCCTTCTGAACCAGCTCATCTCAGGCTCCACCCCCCCACTCCCATCAGGTAGGCCTTGGCGAATGACCCCGGATTTTCTTCATTGCCCAGGCTCACATCGATCATGTCGGGTCGCTCCCTGTCCTTGGCTGTGTTCATTAGAAACTCACCAGTCAGGCTGCGCTTGAGGTGGATGACGGCATGGAGATGATGCGGTGTGCGCTTCTCACCTTCGGGCTTGTACCCAATGTTGCCGAAGGTGGCGACCACCTCGTTGTTGTCCTTCCACTTGCCCTCCCTAGTCAAAGGCTTGACCCCTGCCGTGGCAAAGACATGGGCACGATGGCGGTAGAAGAAGCGGTTAACGAACTGCCGATACAGCGGCTTGATGATGGTCCAATCACTGGCCCCATCCCACTGTTCGTCTGACTTCCTCGAGGCTACACGCTTGCGCTCCATGAAGTGAGAGGCCAGGTCCTTGCCATACGCCTCGGTGGAATAGTGCTCCTGCACTGCCTCCCATGCGTAGTTCAACAGATCAGCCACGATCCAGTCACCCGGTGAGATCTGTTTCTGGAAGTCTTTGACCGCACTCATGTACTCGTGCCAGTCACCTACCTCGCTGTACACCACATTCTGCAGTTCAGGAAACCCCTGCTTGAGCATGTACTCCACGGCATAGTCGGTATCGATGACGTACATCGTGGCATCGGAGCCTGTGGATTGGAGTAACTTGGCGATGGAGAGATAGGCCCGGGTCTTGCCTGCGCCCGGCCCTCCCATCACCAGGATGCGTTCCTTGGGTCCGTTGGTGTGGAATGGCACCTACCTCACCGCCTTTTCAGGACGCCTGATGCGTCGGAGAACAACCACATCGCCTCGTGTCTCTGCGTATATCTCATCGCCCAACCCCAAGGCCCCAATAGATGCCGAGATGGACCCAGCAGATTGAACGTCGTGAAGTTCAGCTCGCTCGAATTTACTGTCCATGAAGGCCCTGATGGCTGCCCGGCTGGTGCTTGGGTACTGCTCACCCATCGCATCTGTCAGCAGATCACTCTCGATTGGTGTTGTCATCTCCTGCCAGTCCTTCTTGGCACGCTCCTGTCTTGCAAAGGCATCACCGGGGAAGTCTTTGACATAATCACAGACATAACAGACAGGTTCCCTCGTCCTCTTAAGGGTCTCGGGGTGGGTGCGGAGCCGACGATGCCTCGTTTGGGTGCTACAGAAGTAGCAAGGTGCGAAGGGTCTTGACCCACGGTCGTTCATCCTGTTGATCCATCGTTGCTTTGACCAGCGGGGCTCCACCTTCCTCCATACATTATGGACACGGTCCCATCCAGGGAGGTGCCACCGCAGGCGGAAGGCCACCAAAAGGGCCACGGCAACTAGTACTAGGGTCACAATCATCATTTCTCCTTCACTGTCAGGGCCTGGGTCGGTTCACCCCTGCTCTCGTACTTGCTTAGATCTATGGCTGGGTTGTCGGCTGCGAGCCTGGCTTTATCCAATGACAGGCGACCCTTCCGCTCAGAAATAGTAATGACATACTCTGGTGTCTCGAAGGCACCGATGGCCATCAGTTGAAGACGGGTGTCACCCATCCTTCTCTTGACCGCTTCGGCTTGGCGTTTCAGCATCATGTACTCTTCGACCAGTTCATCTCGGTACTCTGCCCCGGCCACTGTGATTGGAAGCTGGTCTGGTGGGTCCTCTTCCTCATCGTGCAGGAAGAACCACTTGCAGGGGAAGACATCCTCACAGGGAGGCATCTCGCCTGTCTTGTAGGCCTTGTATACCGCCATGGCCTTAGCCTTGATCTCTTGCTCAGTGAAAGGTGCCTTCTTGATGGTGCGGTAATCGATGGCTGTGTCAGGATGGAAGGCATGCTGATAGATGGCCTCTTGGCTCATCTTATTGGCCTCCTCGTGTGCCCTCACTGCGACATAGTGGGCCGGCATGCCCGTCGCTGCCATGTACACACTCAACTGCCAGGCGTACCCCGTCTTGGTCTTGAACCCATTGGTCATCCAGTCACTGAACACCGTGGGACTCATCGACTTGATCTCGAGCATGTAGTCCAACTTGCCTTTTGGCTTCCTCACTACGCCATCGGTGTGCCCCAGGATCTTGAGCTTGCCGGGTATCACCCAGAACTCGACCTCATCCTGGCTAGAGATAATGACATATCCTTGTTCCTTCAACCAGGCGTTCATGGCTATCTCGTAGCGGTTGCCACGTTGAGCAGCAGCTATCAACCAGTCGGGGTCGGCTGCCCCAGGGATGTCATCCAGTGACGCCCATAGTGCTCGGGTGCATTGACCCAAGGCACTGGCCCTGATGACAACTACGCCATCCTCTACTCGGGTTATTGCCCTGTCATCTCCCATGTCCACACTCTCCACTCCCTCTCCAACACTTCACCTTGCGGCACAGAGGTGTCGAAGTTATCGGATTCAGTTTGATCTGGTCCATCGTGATGAACCCGGCAGCACTCATCTGTAGCGCCTCAACCAGGTACTCATTACCCACAGGCTTCTTGTGCTTGGGGGCACGAGGCTCATGGGCAGGGGCGTCGGCTCTTGCCGCATCCCATCCTCTCTCGATCATCTCTTTGCTATTCATCGTGGGCGTGGTGGGAATCGCACCCACCCATAACCCGAGACGCTCTGCGAAAACGTCCCTCTAGGCGCCCTACCCTGGACTCAGGCCGAAGCCGTCGTCCAAATCGTGCCGTTCTCATCGATGAGGTCGGCAAACTCTTCGAAGTCCTCGATCTCGTCCCACTTGTCGTAGGCCGCAGTGAGGAACTCGTCGTGTGATTCGAACTCGGCAGCGAACTCGATCAGCTCTGCCTGCCTGCCATTCGACTTGGCCTTAATTTTGGCAGCCTTAGCCTTCTGAGCAGCCGTCTGTTTCTTCGGCTTGTCGTCACTCAGGTCCAACTGATTGGATTGGGCGTAGTTGTCATCAAGGCCGTTATCACCCAGGTAGGCGGTCGGCACCAAGACATCACGCTCCCCAATCGGGGGGCCGTAGTCGAACTTCATACGCTCCAGGTGGAACCCAAGGCCTACCCAGATCTTGGCTTCGTCCGGGAAGCCACGCTTCCGGATGACCTTGTTGGCATCATCCGACAGCTCCATGAAGGCCTCGAAAAATCTCGCATACGCACATGACGCATGGAATTCCTCACTACCATCGGCATGGATAGCGGTCTTGCCGTTGTCTCGGCCTTCCCACTTGCTCCCAGTGGAGAAGAACTGACGGAACGTATTGTCCTCAGGGTCTACTTCCGGGCCTACCTTGGTTCCCTCCATGATGAGAACGAGGGTGTCACCATTGTCGTACCCGGCATCAGTGCCGAAGTACGCCTTTTCAACCCAAACATCCACATCATGGAGCAACCCTGTGCTCTCTCTCGTATCCCATGAACCCATATTGTTGACCTCCTTTGGTCAGGCTCAGCGGGGGACATCACTGCCACCCATTACTAACGCTTCCCGCCACCAGGCTGGAAGTAGCTGGCGACTTTTGCGCCAGACATTTTGCATGAACTGTCTATCGAGCAGGTAGATCTCACAGTGATCCTCTTCTGATCTCATTGCCCGTCCGGTCATCTGTACCAGTGTTCTGACCGTATTCATGGAGTACCACCCGTTGCCTCCGGGTAAACGCAGGCGAGCAGAGATCTGCTTGTCTGCTAACGTCGGGTAGGGAATCTTGACGATGATGACCACCCGACAGTCATCTCCTTGCAGGTCCACTCCTCGCTCGAAACTTGGGGCCACCATGATGCCTCGTGGGTGTGACAGAAAGTCATCCAATGCTTGCTCACGATCTCGGGCACGACCATAAGAGAACACTCGATCACCGGGGAAATGAGTCAGTAGCGATGACACCACCTCTGCTGCGAGCTTATAGCTCACGGTATGAATGAGAATACGCTCGTCAGCATGGTGGGCCGCTATTTGTCGCACCCTCGCTAACATGGGAGGCAGCGACGTCGCCATTTCCTTGTAAGTCATTGACGCAATCGGCTCGACGTAGATGGGGCGTCGGTCTTTGTCGAACGTGCTGCCCACTGTCACCAGTGCCCAATCCTCTTCCTTCAGGCCTAGATCTTTGGCCATCTGGTCAGCAGAGATGATCGTCGCACTCATCAGCAGCCAACGATCAGCCAGGTGCCACAGTGCATCAGCAGCTAATTTGTCTACTCGGATGGGCTTGAACACCACATGGTTCTTGTCGTAGCCGGTGTAGACCCAACCATCGGCCAACGGTGAATCGCCCATGCCGGCAGGGATCACGAGCTTGTGGAGCTTGTCACTGAGTCTGGTGTACCGGACACGCCGCTTGCGGCCTTTGGCGTCCAGTTTCCCCATTGGCCTCATGTTGTTGAGCAGGTTGGTGACCGCTGGGATGGCTGTGTCGTTCACCCAGGTCACCCAACTGTCGGCCTTGGTCTTGAGCTTGGGAGGACCGATGCCCAATTCCTTCATGGCGTTCTTGGAGACCACCACCTCAATGTGGCGCATCAACTCATCCTCGAGCTGATCTGCCTCATCGATGATGGCCAGCGCCCTGTCCTTGAACACCGACACCCGGGTATTGCCCTCCCCCAGGAAGTAGGCAGTGTTGAGCACCGCCAGGTCGGCTTCCTCGGCTGCCCACTTGGCTACGGCGTAGGGGCACTGGTTCCACGGATGGCACTGGTCGCAGTGCTTGGGTGCCCCGGTGCAGCGATTGCACTTGCCCCCCTGTGAAAGATGGCACGACTCGGCAGTGAGGAAGGGAAAGCTGCCCGGCTTGTCGAGGGTGGGATAGTTACTCCGACCCTTGATCATCTTGGCGTAGGGATAGTCCCTGAGTACCTGATCCTGTAGTGTCTTGGTGGTGCAGGCATAGATGGCTTGTCGTGACTGTTCCCTCCGCACCAACTCACCGATCAGGGTCTTGCCTGATCCAGTCGGGGCGTCCAAGAACACCACCTTTTTGCCTGCGGAGAAGTGGTTGAGGATTTCATTGACCGCCACTGTTTGGTGGGGCCTGAGCTCAGCCAACCAGTCAGGCATTGGAGGCTCGTAGTGAGACAGTACAAGTGGAGGTAGAACTTCAACGGGAAGCAAGGGTTGGCCTCCCGTTGGTTTCGCAACTACCGGGTAAGTCACGCCCGGCTGTTCTACCTCCACCTCTACCTTCTCAACGACCACACCCTTGACCACACCCTTGCGCTCCAGCATAGCCCACACGATGTGGCTGCAGGTCTTGTGGTACTCGGTGTTCGATACACACGAGCAGGCCCACTTGCCGTCGTAGTAGACAGCATACGCAGGGTACGAGTCACCCAACGAACCATCCCCATCGATGGACCAGTACCCGTCCCCCACCTTGTGACCTGTGCGCTTGCGTGCTCGGGCTATCAGGGTGGGCTTAACGTTCAGGCCTGTACGGGTGGTCCAACTACCCATCGCTGGGTTCCCATATCTGGATCACCCCAGCGTGGCGCTTGGTGCGGTTGGACTGCTTGATCCCGACCGCTCGAATTCTGCCCGACCTCGACGCTGCCCCCATCAATGCTCCCACCACGTTGCGGCTCTTGGTCTTGGCCCCAGGGAAGTACCTTTCCAACCGGGCCTGTACTGCATCCGAAGAGAACTTATGCCTCTTCTTGATGGTCATGTCCAAACAGATGGAAAAGGCTTCCTTGTAAAAGGCATCGGCACCCAT